TGGCAGAGAATTAACTCCAATTGGACTTGATTATTTATATGCTAATTTTTCTACCACTTTAAATTCAGTTTCACACGAATATCTATCAGTTAATGTTTTATCAAATAATCCTAATCGTATAAAATTATTTATGTAACTTTCAGTATCTTCATTTTTAAATTTATCACAAATCTCAATAATGTTTTTGTTAAAAAATCCAGCAGCACACTCATAATCTACGAGTGCTTTTCTATAATCTTTTAAATAGTTTAAGAATACCGCTTCTTTCGGCGAAAGTTGCTTTATAATTTCAACGAAAGCCGGATGTGTCGTTTCTACTGTTTCCACATTCATCGATGTCGCTAATAAATTTGTAAACATCTGACGTAATTCTTGATGGGCTGAGGTATATCTCATTGCTTCAATCGTTGGAACAGCTATTGAAGGCTCCGGTGTAATGATATTTTCCTTTTTTATTTTTCTATCTTCAAAATATTTAGGAATTGCAAAATCTAAATACTCAGAAATTTTTTCATATCCCCAAACCATGCCTGTAATCGGAGCTAATGCTATGCGTGTTACGCCTTGAATTGCTTTACCAACTTCACTTAATGCTGGATGAGCAACATCATCATATATATCTTTTATTGGAATTTGTTTTGCTATTTCAGCCGGTAATGTTTCTTTACTCATACAATATTACTCCATTCAAATTATTAAATATATTATAACACAAAACATTCCTTTTGTCTATTGACGAAATACAAGAAATTTTGAGTTCAGATTTATTCTCTGTCAATATAATCGCAAGCAAAAAATAAGGGTGGCATTACACCACCCTTAAAACTACTTAGTATATATATTATAACTTTCAGTTTAGATGTTAAGGTATAATCATTTTATATATAGATTAGTTAAAATGTTCTCCAATTTACCTCTTATTACTACTATAATATTTTGTAATGTCGTTTTTGAATCACGCAAATAGTTTTTCTGATCTATATGCTCACTTACAAAAGTCCAATAGTTATCAAATCTCTCTTGTATATACTCAACATCTTTTATTTCTTCTTTCATTTCTAATTTATCTAATATTTCTTTCAACAATTTAATGTGAGAAAATATACTTCTTTGTGTGATTCTAATATAACCTACGTCATTTTCATCGTTTATCACATACATTTTATAATCTAACTCATCTAAAAGTTTTTCTATAAAACTCTCAGCTATCCTTCTTTTCCTGTTACTTGATTCCTTATTACCTGTTAAAACATAAGCGAAAAAGCTAGTAACAAAAATAGTAAATACATTAAAAAGTGATGCCTTAAAAAATCCTTGTATGTCATAAATAATGTTAAATACTGACCATACAATTAAGATAATTATAATGGCTATAAAATACCAATTTTTCTTTATAAAATTCTTCATTTGTTTTCCCTTAAATTATTTTCAAATTTTTGCTTCTTTAACGCTCTTTATTATATCATCAATTATTTTGGGATCATCATTGCATATCAAATCTATAATATTTAAAACATCATGTGACTTCTCTGCAACTGCTAATCCACCAAAGGCTTCATCTAAAAATGATGAAGGGTATCCAAAACAACCGTCAAAATTTATTTCTAATTTTTCTTTATTATTTTTTGCTTTATGATAATTAGGTATAAGAATATTATCTCTAAATTCTTCTCCTGAATACTGACCATTAACTTTGTATCTTCCACCTGGTGTATTTGAAAAATCCTGTGCTATATTAATTTTTATCATATTACTTTCTCCTTTTTTTTTGAAATGTACCAGCTAAATAAAGTTCCGCTAATTTTATTTTTTAAATCTTTCTTTTTATATTGCGCTACATCTTTTGTTTTTGTATGTAAAATTCTGCAGAAACCTTTTCCTGAAATTACTGTACCATGATGTATTATTCCTCTTATGCATTCGAGTGAAATCTGCGGGAGTCCTTTACTTCTATTATCTTTTTGAGTTTCTGTTCTAAAATCACCTCTCAATGCTGAACATATAAACTCAGAATCTTTCTTTACTAGCGGTAGTCTTTCGTGCCAATTTTTATATACAGTACATGGTATGCCCAATCCAGTATCTAAAAAAACAAAACGAATACTATCATCAGTTTCTTCAGCAAATAAATACCACGAATTTGCTGAAGAAGATTGCATTGTTTTTTTAGTATAGGCATGATTTTTTGTGTTGTCCATTAATTCTACTAATATATTGTATAATGATATTGTTTTAATACGGTCAATATTACATATCTTCTGAACCATTTCACACGCCTCCCTCGCAATGTCAGGAGTATTTTTTGTTCCATGCCTAATTTGAATCTTATTGCTACGAGGTATTATGTGAGTTCTATTTGATTTTACATAGTCCAAAAAACCCGATTCGGTTAAAATGCGATGAACACTTTTGTCTTCAGGAAATGTACCTTTGAAACTGTATTTTTTTAATATGTTACTATGTAAATCATTCATTAATGCTATCAAATACATCAATGCATCCGTATCAATTTTTTGAATATCACTTAAATCCAAGAAGAAAATAACTTTTTTATTCGTTCTTTTAGTTCTATTCATTTGATACAGAATATAATTAAAAAAACCTATGGTTTCCTCAGTATTATCCATAATACTGAAATTTTGTGGGGCTTGGCATTTTATAGTAATCGAATGAACATCATGAATAATTTGATTGTCACATTCTATTTCTCTTTCCAACATATATCTTTCTGAAGTTCGACGTCTATTCTTGTTATATTTAGTGATAAACTTCAACTTTTTCTTACATCTATTATCATGCCAAATTTTATTTTTTATTTTCCTTTTTATAATATTCACCCCCGAATCACATTATGATTTTAACACAAAATATAACTCTTGTCCATATATACATAATATTTTTATATTTTCATTTTTAAGAGTTCAACCAATTATAATCATAAATTGTAGCTTTTACCTCATATTATTTACTATACAGGCCACAACGGTACTCCCTGCAAATTGTTCGTAGGTCCTTATAAGATAGTCCCAATCTCCCTTGCTCGTCACCGACCAATGCGCCGTAATCTTGCGCGGCTTGTACTGCCGTTCTTGCCCACGATGGCATGTTGCCATCGTTATAGTCATACACCATTGTACTTTGCACTACAGCGACCAACTGTCTGTTGATATTTTGTAAATCAGCGATTTTTGCCGCTTGTGCGTTAATTAAATCTTTTAGTTCATTGTACTGTTCCATAGTTAACCCCTCACTTCCTGTTAATCGTCTTTTGAAATCTTCCCATAGCTCCGGCTGACGTACGAACGGTTCAGGACACTTCTTATCCCACACATCATAATGGCGCAACACGTTTTCTACCGGAACATTGTACTTATTCATCAAATATTTTGTTAATTTAATTGTCTGCTCCACCACCACATCATCAATGTAATATTTACCGTCTGCACCGATACGGCTACACATTTCTATTGAAATACTGTTCATATTACGACAATATCTGTGTTTGTAGATATTTGTACCGCCGACAGCCCACGCCGCCCAATTATCAGGAACAGATTGATAAATACCGTCATTACCAACAAAATAATTTGCAGATGCCCTACGGTTTGCGCCGCTGAAAAATGTACAGTTGTTTAATGCCGTGTCACCGTTGTTACCCGTAAAATGAATGACGATAAATAAAATATCGTCATTCCTATATGTATAACAGTTGGACGGGTGACACTGCGGACCCTGTTTGATTTGTATATCCATACTTATTCCTCCGTATCATCTTCGCCACGTAATTGCAGTAATATATCTTTCAACTTTTGCGGCATTCGCGGATAAATCACCGCCACATTCTCCAACACGCTTATACCCTCGTTCGCTATGTAAAACATAATGACAATCTCACGAATTGCAACGTTATCACCTGTAATCTGTTGCAGGACGTTTGATAATGCTACTATAATTAATATAGTAATCTTTTTGAGCAGTCCTTTAAAACCAATCTCGCTTGACATTGACTTTGTATAAACCGCCTTGATAATACCCGTCAAATAGTCCAATACCATAATGACTAATAATGCCCACAGGATACTGTCCCACTTGCCGAATAGGGCGGCAAAGAAACCGCCCACAATTCCAATAACCGTACTTGTTCCATTAAAAATCTTATCCATAAATTAACCCTCCATCATTTGCATTAATTCTTTGTATTCATCATCGGTAATACGTTCTGCAAGAAGAAACACGTCAAGTTTATCCTTCATCGAATTCTTATCATATCTACCGCTTGCAATTATTTTTTTACAATATCCATATGTCATTGCTATTTCCTCCTATTTATAATCCTAATTCCATCTTAGACATTCTGTAGTCCATATCAAGATTAAATTCATCCTGTGCTTGTGGCAAAGACGCTTCATATGCTTCTTTACTGCCGTATGAAGCAATTTCATTAATTTCTTTGTTAAAATCTTGAGTTTTTACTTCAAGACCACTCATATAGGAATACTGTTCATTATCAAGCTTTACCTTTGATATAAGTTCCAAAAGTTGATGCTTTGGTATAATTTGAGTTTCTAACTCAATTAACCTATCATCATTTACATAATAGTCTTTATCTACAAACTCTTTTTTGTCAATATCTTTGTAGTGACGTATAACTAATTTATAGCTATTTAAACATATTTGATTATTTATTATCGAAAAATTATCAATTATATCCATTATGTCCTCCTTATCCCGTAATCATTGTTCCTGTATTAACACTCCCTGTCGGAAATGATGTATAGGATTGTGAATACTGCATTGCATTGCCTATAAACTGTACTTTATTTGAATTAAAATTCATTTCAGAACGTCCAATAAAAGTATTTCCTATCATTTGAGTTGGGCAAAGTATTTGAAGCTTGTAATTCTCGGACGAATTAACACCAGTAACCGTATTTATGAAAAAACACCCTTCAATTTTACCAAAAGTCAAATATGTACTTGCCGTATAATTGATAGTGCAATCCCTTAATGAACATAACTTTCGCTCTGTATCTGTAGTGTAGTGACATAATGAATGATTTCTATTTTTCAGAGTAATATCGCACTCATCAATAGTCACTTGCCCGTTTGTAAAATTTGTTCTACCATTACCTTGTCCCGTTAGTTTACTATTTCGTATATATCCTGTTGCGTTAGTGTTATAAATAAAGTTTAAATCATCGCCACCTGAACCTTGCGTTGACGAACACTCATTCTGCAATGATATGGAGCTGTCATCTATCTCTATTTTGGTACAATCAATACCACAATAGCATATATAACTTGAGCTACTTCTAATCCAAAGGTCAATACTACTACCATTTTTCACTTTAAACAAACCAGATGACTTAATAGGTGTACTTCCCAAATTCTGTACTGTGGTAACATCTAATCTTGAATACGTATTATCGAAATATATATTAGTCGCCTCAATACATAATTGTGGCGTTAGCTCCATTGAAATATTCTCAAAATATAATGGATAAGACACTTTTGAGTCAGAAGAACTGCTCCGTGAAGTTATGATACCGTTATTAATAAAATTTAATGTAGGTCTATCAGTTGCTTGCTCACCAGACAGCTTATCAGCGTGATTACCTCCGTGCATATAAATAGGAGCGTCTATTGAATATTTACCTCTTTTTAAAATTATCCTCGAACCATTTCTCGAAGCATTTATAGCCTCTTGTATTACCTCAACATCAGACTTTCCATCAATTCCACACATAAAATCAACATCACTTATTGAAGGAGGTATTCTGTAACCGTCTACATTAATTGTACCTACTACTATATTGCTGTGGTCGATTTTTCTCTTTTCGAGGGTACTTACCCATTCTGTACCGTCATATATAAATTCAACAATTTCACCTGCTTCCCAAGTATTTGGGTATTGTTTGTCTGTGGAGTTGCTACCACCACCATTATAACCCTTAAAAACACCGTACCCCTTGTATCTGATACTTTTAGCACCTGTATTATTTACATTTAGAGTGGCTTTTGTTGTTGAGTCGTGTGCATATGTAAATTTGATAAACACACGCACACCTGTAACAAGTTTAAAATTTGTTATGGAAACTGTTTTTGCTACTGTACTTCCACTTGTATTGCATACCGCATAAGGTGGTTGTTGCCATACAGGAGCACCACTACCATTACTAATCAAATTATACCCTGCCGTTCCCCCACTCGTTGGTGCATACCACGACTTGCTTGCTGTTGCCGAACCGTTATAGTTCGTTGCTGAACCGTTCATTGTCAATGTCAATGAATTAGGATTTTGCATTGATGTCGGTTTGTTTGATAGGTCAGTATATGAACCTGTAAATGCTACCGTTTTTAAATCGGCAAAGAATTTCTTTATTTTGCCGAACAATGTACTCAGCGTTTCACCGGAAGTTATATTAACTCGTGTGCTTGCCTCTGTAAATGTCGGTTGTTGCAAATTCTTATCCGCCTCTGTTCTTGCGGTTTCTTCGTTTGACAGTTTTGACTGAATTTCAGTAATGCACTTACTTACCAAACTCCAAAACCAATTAAAAACATTTGCCGACGGTTTATATCCGGCTTTAAATCCGTCGTTTTTTAGACTGTCACTCGGTTCTGTACCGCTATTCTTCCACTCGGGCAATTTATTATTAAAATTCATACAATTCCCTCCTTAAATATTTCCCAAATATCCGCCATGACCATTGCCATCGGCAAATCCGACTCCGATATTATATTCATTTTCACTTTCAGCAAATTCAAATGTCCCTGTATATTCATACGAATATGTTACAGACAGATGAGCGGGTTTCAAATCCTCAATAATATTCCTAATTATGATCTCAGGTACATCGGGTTGATGAAAAGTCACAGTAAAACTGTAATTCTTAATATCTTCGGTTATATCAACCAATACACCGTAACTCTCAATTACCGCCCGCAAATTCGCCTTTGTTGAGGTTTGCGACCCTCTCATTCTTATTTTAATAAGGCTCTTTCGTGCCTCAAGGGTATTGCCGGTTTCTGATATACCCAAACTTTTTTCATATTCTCTTACGGCATCTTCATCGGCACTGTCAATAAATCTGTTTTTCATAAACATTTCTATCAACTCATACAAACGTTCAAATTCCGCATTGACGGGTGTATTTAATGCTTTTATATACCGTGACTTTTTATAGTACGACGGTAAATTCTGTCCTACATCAGCCAACGGCAACACCCCCAAGAACGGCAATTTCAGTTTCGGATATTGCGATATTTTCTGTTTTTGAATTGATTTTCAAATTTGAATAATCATCAACACCGTCTGTATTCAATATGGTTTGACCTATTTTTGCATATGACACATATCCGTTTGCAAAAGACACATCACGCAAATAACTTCTGATATTCGATTTAATACTTTCAATCGTGCTTTCGTCCACATCTGCCGAAAACGTAACATTTATACTTACTGCCGTTGCAGTGGTAACGGTCACATCTGCACCTATCGGGCATTGTTCATCTATATAACTCTGTACCTTATTTATAAGCTCACTTCCGGCAAGTTGTTTTTCACTGTCAACGATTATCACTTTAACCGTTCCTGCTCCGTTCCACAACGGCAAGCATTTTGCGTCACCCACTCCGTCAACTGATTTTGCCCAAGAGATATACTGCCACTTATTTCCGCTTGTTATAGGATGCGAAACATATTCGGTAAAACGCTTTCGCAGTTCAACATCACTTTCTTTGTCACTGCCTCCTGTGGTTGAAATTTCATTTGTTACGGATACAAGTCCTTGAATCGTAACCGGAAATCTGTTTATTTTCCCTTTTTCAACATTGCCTTTTACTCCGGCGCTGTCACACACAATTCGTACCGTTACACTTCCGTCGTTTGGTATAATCGCATTTTCGGTTATATTAAATATAACATTACCTGCCGCCACCTTTTCACCGACAGACACTTTTGCTCCGACGTTACCGCTTACAGTCACACAGCCTGTTGCATAGCTTGCCTCTTTGCGTTCCAATCCAAACTCACCTACACGCATATCAAGATACTTACCCGTAGCGGTTGACGCATAAAAATAGGAGTCAAGAGATGATATAATATCATAAACATTCTCAAACTCCGTTGCCGTTGATTTTTCTATATCGTATGTATAAGTTCCCGATGACGTATCATATCTTGACGGTATCTGCAAAAGCATACGTTCAAGTATTGTATCAATAGTTTCAGCCATTATATCGCCCCCTTAACGTCATTTATATCGCCGTACACGCTGTTTACGGTAAAAGATACTGTAAGCATTGAGCCGTCTACTTCCATATTAAAGTTATCAATACTCACTATATCTTCATTTGCGGTAAGCATTTCGGTTATCTCGCGCTTGACTTCCGAACGGATGTAGTCACGATTGTAATTCTTTCCGACAAAAGTATCTTCTATATTTATACCGTATCCTGTACCGTTATAAATTTTATATCTGCCCTTTTGCGTATTGAGTATTTTTTGCACCCAATTTTTTATACGTTCCCTGCCGACCGTCATTTTCGGACGACCGTTTATAATAATAAAATCGCCCTTTTGAAAATCGAATGCAGGTTCTGTTTTTGTGTAATCAGCCATTCTCCGTCACCCCCAACACCAAATATCTGTTATTGCCTCTGTACGGAATCATTGCAACTTCTCTGCCTTTATAAACATATCGTCCGTCAATATCCTGTTTGTATAAATCAATAAGACTTTTTATATGGTCCTTAGTCAGAATTATTTTAGAGGTGAATTGTATTTTAAGGTTCGGTAGCTCAATTATTTTACCGAATACGACAAAATCACTCGTTGCGTTTTCACGGTCCTTAAACATCTTTGCAAGTGTTTCGACTCCGTTTTTCATACTAATCTCTCCATATCAATTTTATTGTAGTGAACACCGTTTTTTATACTGTGCTGACTGCTTGTAATCACATATTTAACACCGTCTTTTTCTATCGTACTTCCGGCTCGTGTATAGCTTGTCAGCTCCTCTATTATTTCACCGGAATACGTTTCATCTTCCTTATTCAGCTCGCCAAGATTTTTCTTTGCCAAGTCCGACGCATTATCTCCGTCATTCATTTTTACCACTTCTTGGAGAAAGCCGTATTTTGATATACTCTCCTCGGCTTTCAGAGTAGTCATAACGTCCGTATCTGTTATCACCTTAACACTGTTCTTCATATTCTCAATACTGCCTTTATGCTCAATATTACCCATATACTGTACTGAATTTTTGAGTTCGGTATTCGGCGATATTCTAAACTTCGGCTCGACCGACATATCACTGCACAAATATATACGCATACCGTCGGGTACAAAGTCAAAGTTATACCCGTTTCCGCACTTATCAAGAATATCCTTGATAACGTCCGATACGGGCTTGTCGATATATATTTGAGTTATAAGCGTACTCAATTCGGGAATAAGCACAATCGGAATGTATAAATCGTTGCATATTTTCTTTATGCAGTCATCGGCTCGCATAGATGTAAACTGATATGTGTCGGTGGTTTTGTTCAGATACCACCCTACATCAACGGCAGTATATTTGTTTTCATACATTGCTCCGTCGTCAACCTCGATTATTACACCTCTGAAATCTTCTTTATCTCCTCCGCTGTACCTCATAATATCGCCCATTTTTGGTATGTATATATTCATATACTTCATTTCTTTAGGTTTCGGAGTGCTGAAAGACATCGTTGTCGCAAGTGTATTTTTTGTATTTGTCCACGATATATCTCCTATATGCTTTGATACGTCTGTATCATTTACCACTACTTTCAAAGCACCGTCTAACAGCATAGGTGCTTGTTTGAAAATCGAATTGTGGATAGGTATTTTTTCGTTGGTATCCGCAAAATGATATTCTTTTTCACCGGATGTACTTCCTGTACTTCCGTATGTCGGCTCTGTATCGCTTGTCCAAATTCTCACAACACGGGCAGAGCGGTTAATCCCTTCAGTTTCTAATGCAGATGTGAATTTTTCATTGCCTATCACAACATTTCCGTCAATGATAAACTCCGTCATATTTGCGTCACTGCCTGTGTGATACATATGTCGGCTGTCGGTTTCGCTATCTTTCTTTTCGTCACCTTTGACTGCATATATCACTTTACCGTCGTCAAATTCAATCTTAACAAACGTGCCGTCCGGTCCGTAATACGAACCGAGTGCCATACAAATAAAATCTTTGTACTTTCGCAATCCGCCGTTTGACGTACTGCTGTCACTGCCCCACAAGTATTTATATCCGCTTGCTTGACTGTTCGTATATGTTTGGTATGCCATATATGATTTAGTTGCGAGCGACTTTCCGATGTTCGGTATTTCTCTCTCAACCCAGTTTGCAATATAACCGCCTCCGTCTTTGGTATATCTGAGTACACAATCCCACGGATAATTTCTGTAAGGCACGTTGGTAACAATACCGAATGATGTTCCTCTTGCCTCAACTGTTGTTCCGCCGTCCGCCTGTACCAAAGCGGTATGGTCTGCTTTATTTAAAAGTACATCACCTTTTAACATACCTGCTCCGTTTGACAGATTACAGGACGACGTTACGTCTTTAAATCCACACGAAATAAAAACGTTATACATATCCCCCGTATATGTAGCACCATTATCTTTAACAGGCACTCCTGCATTTTGATATGCCGTTATAACAAAAGAAGAACAATCATAATGCAGTCCCCATCTCACGTCTTGACTGTACCAATGACTGTCGTCATTTGCAATATCTGTCGCCCATTGAACTGCATTATCAATTACACCCATATAAACCTCCTTTTCGGCATACAAAAAAGTACATCGAAATTCGATGTACTTTCTAAGCCTTATTTGAAATTTTTAATTTGTCTTTTGTTTTATTATATTACAAAAGGAAAATATTGCAACATTTTTAATCACCGAAACAACCTGCATTATCCATAATAACAAGCAAACGTATCATACTCTTTGTCAAACCGTATCCGTCCTCGCCGTCACCGTTTAGATAGCCTTTTCTTTTTACCTTTTCAATAGTCGCCTCTGCCCATGACGGCATAATGTCAACCGTATAATTTTCAAATCCGTCTGTTTTGTCAATAATAACAAGTGTACGAATAATATCCATTGTAAGACCGAGTTCGTTATCGTCTGTACCACTTATAATACCTCTGTCCATCAGCTTTTGAATAGTCGGTTTAGCCCAAGACGGCATATTATCGTCCATATAGTTATATATCATTGTGTTTTCAACACTGCTAAGCCTTTCTTCTATATTATCAATTCTCGCCATTATTTCATCATACTGCGCCACTGTCAACCCCTCCTGTACATCGTTTAAAAGATTTACTTCTCCAAGCTCGATTGAATAATTCAAATCGCCGCCTGTGCCTACACTGTAATCAAACTTATCTATTGCCGCCGCTGTATTTATATCAACATTGCAAATACCCGTGGAAGTAATGACAAGCCTTATCGGAAGTTTACGTTTACGCCAATTTTCAATCTTGTCTGCGTATTCCTGCCCTTTCATACTTCTGTCCCTTAAATACGGATAGTCGGTCATCGGTAAGAAACTGCTCCACGATACAGTTTTAAGCTCGGGATTTCCGATAATTTTTATCCAGCCGTAATTTGCCGTTTCAAAAGTTTCCGTACCTTGTGAACTCGATACGGTAAATTCGGACGGCGTGACAGGAATATGTATAACTTCTTCACTGTTGTTTATGCTTAAATAGAAATCTAACATTTTGCCTCCTACATATTTGCCATACATTTTTGAATTTTAGGAACTATTACGTTTATAACGTCGTCGGCGATTTCATCGGCGGTTTTGTTGTCGGCGTTTATAACTATCTTAATTTCATTCGTTATAGTATTGCCGCCTTTGTTGCTTTCGGCTATGTATTGACTTAAATTGTTCCAAAATGTTCTAAGCGGAAGTATCGCCTCTGCTCCTGCCTCTCCGCCCATTTGGACTTTTCCGTTTGCATATCCGAACGCTGTCGGACGTGTCATAATACCGCCTTTTGCATTCCATTCAAGTCCAAGTTTCGGAATCGGTGTACTGACACCGGCTATACTTACCGTACCTTTTTGTACAATCTTAGGCGCTTTGATAATTCCTTTAATCTTACCCCAAACTTCCGATACCTTGTCGGCAATACTGCCGAATATCTCCTTGACTTTGTTCACCGCCGCACTGATTTTTTCAGTAATACCATTTTTAATGTTTTCAAAAATAGTCATTACGGTGTTTTTCACATTGCCAAACGCTTCGCTGAATTTACCTTTTACGACTTCCATCTTTTCACCGACTGCATTGACAACCTCGCCGAGCTTACCGCCTGTTAATTGATTAATTGCGTCATAGCCTGTCCTGTAGTATTCCTTGACACCCTCTATTGCCGCAAATGTAGCACCTTTCAGTCCACCGCCGTGCGCGTCATAGGCACTTTTTATGTTGTTCAGTTTTTCCGATACAACATTTTTAACACCGCCCCATAATTCTGACGTTTTTTCTTTGACTCCGTTCCACATCTCGCTTCCGATTGATTTGATGCCTCCCCAAATTGACTTTATCAACTGCAAACCCAAATCAAACCAATTAACAGACTTAAATCCTTTTACGATTGCACCCGTTATTCGCGGTAAAGCCGCTATCAACTGCGGAATTGCCCGTACAAGTCCGACTGCTAAGTTTACGACCAACTGCATTCCGCTTTGTATAATTTGGGGCATCATCGAATATGACGCGCTAACAATTCCTGTTATCAGATTTACACCTGCATCTATTATTCTCGGTAAATTTGCTATCAAACCGTTTGCCAAAGACTCAACAAGCTGAACGGCTCCCATAATAAGCAATGGTATGTTGTTCACTAATCCATTGACTAACCCCTCTATCAAAGTTACTGCTCCGTTCACAATTTGAGGCATAGAATTAGTTAATCCTTGCATTAAATTGCTGACTATTTTTGACGCCGCATCTAATAACTGTGGCACTACGCTTGAAATACCGGCGACCGCTACAATAATCATATTGCTCAAGCACTCTGAAAATTGCGTTGCGTTCTGTGTCAGACCATTTACCAAAGACGATATAAGCGATACGGCACTGTTTGCCAATGTAGGAGCGAGGTCATTAATTAACGGTGGAATTGTTTCGCCGATTACCGGCGCCAACCCCTCAATTAAATAGCCGATACCACTCAAAGCACCTTTAATGGCGGGTATAATATTCTGTCCGAATGTTACGGCTGTATTAATCAATGCGTCTAAACTTTGGTCAAACATATCTCCGCCTGTTGTCAGTCCCACCAACACGTTTTGAAATGCCGCTTTCAGTGACCCCCACGATCCGCTTATTGTCGTACTTGCCTCTTTTGCGGTTGTGCCGGTAATATCCATTTGAGTTTGAATTGCGTGAATAGCCTGTGTAATATCGGCAAATGATGAAATGTCGTACCTCTGTCCCGTAAGCTTTTCTGCGTCACTGAGAAGTCGTTTCATTTCCTCTTGTGTACCGCCGTAACCTAACTTCAAGTTGTCAAGCATAGTATAATTCTGTTTTGCAAATCCCTGATACGCATTTTTTATGGACTCCATATCCGTACCCATTTTATTTGCATTATCGGACATATCAACCAATGCCGAATTTGCGTAATCCGCCGCCTTGTTTGTATCTCCGCCTAAGCTTGATATTAATGACGCTGAAAATCCCGTAACGGTATCCATATATTCATTCGCCGACATTCCGGCGGTCATATATGCCTTATTTGCATTTTCTAATACAGCATTTTGCGCACTCATCAAACTGTCATATTTTCCTTGAATATCAGAAACACTTTTACCGACACTCTGTGCATATTCCTCAACACTTCTTCCGCCTGCTCCGAACAACGTTTCTACACCGCCCGTAAGTTGTTCATAATCAGCAAATGCACCGACAGACTTTGAAACCAAAGCCGTTACGGCAGTCGCCGCAGCCGCTCCTGCCACCGCTAAACCTTTTCCGACTTTTATGGCACTGCTCCCTATACCTTTCATTACAGAAGACATCTTTGAGGCGCTGTTCGTTGCGTCTTTCATCGACTCATTCATATTTTTGACACTGCCGATTACACTTTTTATCCCTCGGGCAAATCCACTCGCATTAAGGTTCATATTCAGAACTATCGAACTTTTATTCTGCAAAACTATTCACCTCCCAATGCCTTCCACTTTGCGTACTCGTCATCATTTGCCTTTTTGGCACTTGCAAGGAAAAATATTTTTTCAATTTCCGGTCTTGCAAGCACCTTTTCGGGCAATATTCCTCTTTGCAGATAATGATGTATCATATAGAGTTCATCATCTGCCTCTATCAGTTTTTTACTTCTTCAACAAGCTTTACACTGTCAACATATCCCGCAAGTTTCATACACTCCATCGCGATAGGTGTGATTTCGCCCGCATCGAAGAGTTTTTCAACAATTTCTTCGGGATATGTACAACCGTATGCGTCTTGAAGTTCCTTTGAATGTAAATCCGGCTCGGCAACACATTCATACACAAGATGAGCGTCACCGTCGTTCTCCATTTCCGCCGATTCTGTTGCAAGCGATTTGGTCGGTGCTTTTATAACAATCTCGCCACCAAGGCTTTTTACATAAACTCTCGCTCTTTTTACGTTTTTCTTTGCCTCAAGCACTTGCTCCTTACGCTTAATAAGTTCCGCAAGAGTAATTTTTGTATTCTTATCCATAATCTTTTACCTCCGTTATTACGCATTCATTGTAGATGTAAGGTCATAGTCGGTAAAACCGCCGCTGAATTCTTCTTCAACTATCTTACCGTTTTCAAAATTCATAAGTGACACATCATTATACCAACAATTATCAAGTTGAATTGTTTCATAACCGCCGTTATCAGGATCTTCAAGTCTTGCCACCAACGTATGTCTTGTATCTTTACCTTTTTTATGACCGTCGGCTATCTCTTTACCTCTTGAATATACCTTTCGTACGGTATATGAAAATTCATAGTCAACGCCCATAAGTTTTGAATCGTTCGTTGTATCGCCGGCAAAACTTACACTCTCACGATTTGTCTTTTCCTTTGCCTCAAACTTATACACTTCATAGGCAAGACTTCCGTCAATCCAAAGTTTACCGAATGTACCGGAACAAAGTTGATTACCTCTCGGTTTAACACTTTCAGCCATTATCTATCACTCCAATCCTATTTTAAAACTCAAGTCCTCAATACAATCCTGTATTGTAATATCAGCACCCGCAAATATGATACTTCCCGTATTTGCCACTTCGACCTCACTGTCTGTCCAATCCGACACGTCATATTTTTGAGCAAGCCATTCACGTTGCGACTGAACGTCAATATACGCTTTGCAATCCGCACCGTCATACAATACGCCCTGTGACTGCAACGACTTAAAATACTGATTAACCGCACCGATGAATAACATTTTATTTTCGTGACTGTTTACAACGTTAATATAATTTTCCTCAAACGATGCTTTTATATCATCTCTTATGAGGTCAAGGCTGTCTATAATCTTGATTTTCTTCATATCCTCCGTCTTATCGCCCGACAATGTTACAAGCGAATTGACACCTCTGCCGACTTTAACCTTTTCGCCGTCATTAATAAGTATAAACTTACCGCCGTCAATATCATCATCCGGAGTTGTACTTTCCGTTATGCTTTCAACCTCCGCAAGAGTTTGATACGTCGCACCCTCTGTCATAGGCAATCCTGCCAAAAGGCCTGCAATACGGCAACAGTATTCGGCAGTGCTATAAACCTTTGTACCGACTTTTATATCATTGGTTGCGAAGTTTATAATACCCTCATTATTCGCCGCATACGGAAGTACGGCTTTAAATGTCTTTTTCGCACTTCTCTGTGCAATAATCCAATCCGCAATATCTTTTTCGTTATCGGCAAGCGACGGTATTGCAAGGTAATTCCACTTTTTATTTTTTAATCGTGCAAGCGCGTCGTCATAGGTATCTTCCGCACCTATTCTCTCAACAATAACCCTTTGCGGTCCGCCGAGGAACGTCTTGCTTATGTAATCATAATTTGCGGTTGTCCAATGAGATTTTACAACTTCACTCTCATTTGTATACGAATATGATGTAATATCGCTTTTGGTTGCGTCACGCAAAATCAGTGCAACAATGCCGTTTGCACTTCGTTTAATTGCCGTTTCAGCTTTGGACTGAAACACTATATTTATTTCAGGTAAACCCATTATAAATCTCCTCCTAATATCAAATCTTCTGCCTTATCGTATGTACTTTCGTTTCTCACCTTAACGGTGTAATTGTATACAAGCTCCGTCACAAGCGTGTAGTTTTCCAAAGAAAAATCTATACTAAAACTTCTTATACGCATACCATCGGACAATACAAGCGGATTGTATAAAAACAAATCTCTTAATTTTTCAGCCACATCAATAAATTCATCTTGACTTATATCTTTCGGAACATATCTTATTCTTACCGTCTGCGTTTCATCGTCCAAAAATGAATTTGTCGACTGTACGTTAAGCGGAAACATTTCAACGATAAAGCAAGGCTCTGAAAATCCTTGTTCGGTGTATGCCGTATATACCGCATAATCATCGCCAAACAGGTTATGAATAGCTTTCGTCACTGCATTTTTTATTTTTGATGTCATTTCAATACTTCCTCCATTTTCTGCATAAGTATTTTAGGTGCATCCCTTTCGACTTTCGGTACTACGGTGTTAAGATACTTTTTACCCTCAACCCACTTTTTGCCGTTTTTCTTAGGCTTGTACTTCGGGGACGTACCCTTTCCGAGCCTTGTACGGTGTCCGAACTCTACATAAGGAGCATATTCAAGTGCGGTATATATTCCGCCTTTTACCGTACTTCCGCTTACGGTTGTTCTTTCTGCTTGCCAACTCTTTTTCAGTGTACCGCCCGTTTTACCATTCTTGTAATGTCCGGGTTTTGTTACGTTACTGATGTATTTTAATGCCCTCTGTGAAATTACATTCATAGCCGATGCACAAGCTTTGGTGTAATCCGTTCTTTCCATTTGTTTTTGCAATTTCTCAAGCTGTGAAAAATCAATCTCATTCATTACGCATAATCCTCGAATAATTCCAGTGCAATTTCTTGGTGCGATGTATAAACCGCACTTTCACCGCTACGGCAATAGTCAGTTGTTTTTCCGTTTTGTGTAACGGTTATTTTACTGCCCGACGGTATTTCAACCTCAGGCGCAATAAAAAGCACAACCGATTGCGATACAGTGTTATATCCGTCGTCCTTTGCCGCCGAATTTCGGCTTTGAAACGAAAGTCGGCAAGGCTGTTCCGTTAAAACAGCCTTTTCGGTAAATACAGTTTCGCCTGTTTCCTCATTCACGCTTGAAACTTTCACTTTGACCGAGCATAAACCTTTATACAGTCTTTCAATCGCCGCTCTTACCATATTCATCACCACACCAACTTTCTGAAACGTGCAAGCCTTGCTTTGTAGTCTTTAAACACGCTCGACATACTGCTTGAATTACTGCCGTACGATACGGTAACATCGCCCTCTTTGATTGACGTTACATTGTCATATTGCCCCGATGATGACGACACGTCATAGCGGAACAAGTCCGCCGCCATAAGTATAACGGTATGCTTTAAATCATCGGGAATACTGTCAATGTGGCAATAATTCTTGATATATTCGATTGTGCTTTCAATACACCTTTCGGCTTTTCCTCTGTCATCTTCGCTTATGCCGTACATATCCGTAAAAACAGTTATATACTCGTCCATAAGTCACCTCATCAAATCTTGTGACGCATTTCGACAATTCTAATCTGCTTAGGGTCATATACGGGTGTCCAGTTTTTTGCGTTGGCAAGTTCCGTACGCGTAGGACCTTCCGTATTTGCAACATCGGCGTCCGTAAACTTAACACCGCGTGGGTGAAGAATATACGTCTTACGATTGATAAGATAATCAACACCGCTACCCTTTTTCTTATCTCTGTCTGTTTCTGTTGCAACAAACTTTTCCGGTGTACCGTTGCCGAGAGCAATCGCACCGTTGCCGAAAAGGTACGTTGAGAATACTTGACTCGAACCAGAACCTGTTACAGGACAGCCGTCGTCAATAATAACTCTCTTACCCATATATGTACTGAACGGATTTGCCCCCGACGGCTGAATTACGTCAATAAGGTCTTGCTTTCTGAGTGCCGCCTCAACTGCACTGTGCATAACAACGGCGGTAAGTTCCGCTTTGTTGTCGCCTAAAAGCTGTTGTGCGTCAATAAAAGCACTTCCGCTCCATTTTGCACCGTTACCGCTTGCGCTTGACATATCAAGAATGTTTGACGCAAGTCTTGTTTCAGCCTCTTTAGGCGAACCGTCGGAGACTGCCGGAATTGTGCCGAAGATACCTTTAAGCACTGCGATAAGTTCCTTTTGTAAATCTCTTACCCAAAAGTCAGATACAAGGCTTGCAATCGCCGCCATAGGGTCAGCACCCGACATTGCGGCGGAAAGGTCTGTCGCACTCCACATTTTTGCACGTCTTAAAATTACCGCAACGTCTTTCTTACTGCTGATTTTGTCGGCGGTGAGGTCGTCACCCTCGATAACCGTTTCCGATTCACCTGTCAGGTCAGAGAAAAACGGCATATTTACAAGCGGACTTGCCTGTGACGCAAGCTTGTCAAACTCTGCGTCGTTTTGAACTATACCGCTCTGCACAAGTGCCGATTTTTCAAGTGTTTTTTGAATAACGTACGGATTAAACAGTTCCGGTACGATAATATCTGATAAAGTTGTTCCCATATTAAATTCCTCCTGTTATTCCTGCCTCTTGCATTAATACTTTTGCTTTAGCAGGGTCGTTTTTATAAATTTTTCCCTGTTTGGTAAGATTGAATGTTTCCTTTGCCCAAGGATTTACGTCTGAACTTCCGCTTCCGCCTTTTGGTGTATATGCTCCTCCTTTTTCGGCAAAAAGGTGTGAGTACGTCTTATCCTCCCTAAGCGGTTTAAGAATATCGTCCACACCGACAGGCTTGCCGTCTTTGTCGAATGTAAACTTGTCAATTCCGCCTTGCTTGTAAATAAGATAATCTGCATCTGTCACACCTGCTTTTGCAAGCTGTTCCTTTAAGGCAAACGTCTTAGCGGTGTTCAACGCATTTGTCTTGAGCGTTTCAATCTCGCCCTCATACTCTGTGATTTTCTTCTGCAATCCCTCATTGTCGGCATTTGATTGTTTAAGGTCCTCAATGGTTTTGTTCGCCGTTTTAAGCTCCGTAACTTTGTCATTGAAAACATTTTTCGGTACTGCATACTTCGGAAATTCAGAGTTTACAGTCGACATCACTCCGTCAATATCCAACTTGCCGTCCTCAATCTTCGCCTTTTCCAATATTGCCTTTAACCATTCCATTCTTATTTCTCCTCCATAATTAATTTTTTATTCAGGTGCGTTCCTGTAAAAAGCATTGTTCTTTATTCTCTGCAACGCTGAAAAAAGAGTATAAAAAAAGCACCGTTTCATAGGTGCTAAGGCGGTAAACCTCGTATATTCACTTGTTCCACTCTCCTTTTTGGTATCAAAAAAGCACGCCCAAAGACGTGCTTTCGTTTATTTAATCAAACATACTATCTTCTCTTCGTAACTTCTCGTAATACTTTTTTACTTCCTCAGGTGCATCTTCTCGTAAATAAATATCCGTGTCATCTTCGGGATATACCGACCATTTAGCCAATTCTTTAGTCATCTTCACATCATATTCGGTTATAAGTCTCATCATTCTACACACCTCTTTACCAATTCCAATAAACGCACATCTATACAATATTTTTCATTTCCTCTAAAGCGTCTTTCCATAAATGAACATTATTATTTTCGGGATAATCCCTTATCAGTTCCTCACAACATTTTTTTGATGTTTCTAATAAAAATTTGTACTCTTTTTCTTCCTCATCAACAAATGGCAAATTTTTATTTCTCACTTTGAATGAACGTATCCACTCAAACGGAAAATATTCAGAATCATTATATATTATTTCCTTTATTTTATTTTGGTAATCCATCATTTTTCACCACTTATCATTTTAAACATCTTCTTATAAATTTATAGTTTTGTTTATGTACCCTCGGTCAATAAGTTTCATAACAATTTTTCCTT